AAGAAGCGGGCACAGGGCGCAAAACGGGCCGCGAAATTCCGACACAAACCAGCGCACAATAGTAACGCACAGAGCGTTACGGGCAGCGTTACGAAACGCGCACCTAGAGCAGAGCCAGAAGCAGAGAAGAAAAGAGAAAACACACTGGCAGGCAGCGAGCCTGTCGCTTGTGCCGAGAACGGGGGGGGAAATTCTCAAGGGGCACTGCCTGCCTGCCTGCCCCAGAACTCGCCACGGGAAGCCCTGCGATTCATCGGGGTCGGAGAACCGGCACTGACCCGACTGGCCGAGCACCATGCGATCACCCCGCCGATCATCGCCGCGGCGTGGGCCGACGCCCAGCGTGGTTCACGAGATCCGATCCGCGTGCTCGTGGCGGGCCTGTGCAAGGCCCACGGCATCGAGCTTCCGCGAAGGTCCGGCACGCTCAAGAACGCGATTCTGGCCGATCCTGGCCTCGCCAACCTGATCCAGAAACGCGAGCAGGCAAAGCGAAATCAACGGGGGAACGTGGCATGAAACTCACACGCCGAAGTCTGCGACCTTGCGGCTGGCTGCTCGTGGCCTACTCGGGCGGCGAGCGCATCGGATTCGAGCCGTTCGCGTTCAGATCCGCCGCGCTCAGGGCACGCGACAGGGCCCGACGGTCGAAGCTGTCGCCGACGTTGCGTTACGCGATTGCCCCGGTGTACCCAGAGGCGAGGACCGCATGAGCACGCACCCCCGCACGGTCCAGGAACTTGAACGCGAGAACGCGATCATGCGCGAGGCCCTGGAGCGAATCGCAAACTCACGGCGGACGACGATCGAAGAGATCTTCAGCTCCGGCGATCACAAGCGCGTCGCATTCATCGCACTCTGTCGCGTGGACAACCCCGAAGTCTAGAGCAAAGTGTTCCACGTGGAACGGCAACCCGGAGGTTGCATAACACTTACCCGAGAAAAGTTGCTACACTCCGAACGGCTGGAGCAAATCGCATGGAACGCGGGCCTCTGTCGTCGCCAGATCTCATTACCCCACTCACACTCAAACAACGTCGCGAACTGGCAAGCCGCTTGTTCGGCGTGCGACTCCCGGTCGTCACCCGCAAGCAACCGGACGCCCACGAGATGGCACGGCGGGACCTTGCGATATGGCTGGTCAGGCACCCGATGAAGTTCGATGTCATTCCCAGCAATCGCAAGCTCGAGCGCGTGATGGGCATCGATCGCCGTCGCATTCACGAGATCACTCAGCGGCTCGTCGAGTGGTCAGAAACCCATCCGGTCGCCGTGCTGATCCTCGGGCGGATTCGTGATGCCAACCGCCTCCCGTTCAGCGAAGAGCGGGTCATGGAAATCTACGCTCAGATCAGGAAGCCGGGTACTTGGCCCTGGCAGCGACACGGGACAGGCGCGAATCAGCATGAGCGAAGGGCAGAACCAGACCGATGCGGCTAACGCAGATCAAACAAAGATTGATCCTACCGTCGCGTCATCGGTTTCTCAAGGAGAGCCTCGGGCGGGATCTGCGGCGGGAGGGGCAAAGTCTTCGCTCGACATGACGAACGAGCGGGATCGGGGCTTGGTCCGTGAGGCGACGAAGCGATGGCCGCGGCGTTGGCGAGGTTTGACCGCCGAGTTCAAAGATCAGGTCGTCGAGGATCTGAAGACCGCGCGCGAGATGGCGCTGAAGACGCCGGCGACGGTCTCGGATCCGCTCAACGGCGCGAAGGTCCTCATCAGCATCGCGAAGACCGCGGCGATGATGGAGGGCCAGCATCAGGCCGACGATCTTGCCCAGGACAAGAACGATCGCCTTGACACTGGGAAGTCCACGGACAATCAGACGGTTCGTGTCGTCCACGTCAATCGCCTCCATGCACCGGAGGCCATCGATGCTGACAGTTGAACTGCCATCGTTGCACGCGGGCCAGATCTCGGTCTACCGGGGTCGGAAACGATTCAACGTTCTCGAATGCGGGCGGCGCTGGGGAAAGACGCTGTTTGGCGTCGTGCTCGCCTGCGAAGGGGCAATCGAAGGCCAGCTCATCGGCTGGTTCGCACCGACGTACAAGTATCTCATGGAAGCATGGCGCGACATGCTCAAGATCCTCGCGCCCGTGCTCGTCGCCAGTAACGTGCAGGAAAAACGTATCGAGGTCATGGGCGGAGGGGTTATCGAATGCTGGACGATGGACACGCCGGATCCGGGCCGCTCACGTAAGTATCATAAAGTTTTCATCGACGAGGGCGGACTCGTCAAGTCCCTCACCGAGATCTGGAATAGCTCCATTCGCGCGACGCTCGCCGACTTCAAGGGCGAGGGCTGGTTTCTGGGCACGCCCAAAGGTCGCCGCGAGTTCCATGCGTTCTTCGAGCGGGCGGCACAGGGCAAGCCAAACTGGGCCAGCTTCAGGATGCCGACAGCGACGAACCCCGCGATCGACCCTGAAGAAATCGAAGACGCACGCCGCGAACTACCACCCGAGGTCTTCGCCCAGGAGTTCGAGGGCATCCCGGCCGACAACGGCGGCAATCCCTTCGGCATGGCCGCGATCGCCGCGTGCTTCGGTCCGATCGTGCCGGGCAAACCAGTCGTCTACGGCATCGACCTCGCGAAGTCCCAGGACTGGACGGTTGTCATCGGTCTCGATGGCAACGGTCAAGAGTGCTACTTCGATCGCTGGCAAGGACCGTGGGGCGATACCAAGCGCCGCATCATGGACAAGCTCGATGCACCGGCCATTGCCGACGCGACGGGCGTCGGTGATCCGATCGTCGAAGAGCTGCAGCACAACTCGCGGTTCGGCATCGAGGCCTTCAAGTTCAGCCAGACGAGCAAACAGCAGATCATGGAAGGGCTCGCGGCGGGCATCCAGACCAACCGCTTCAAGTTCTCGACCGACGTCATCCGCTCAGAGCTTGAACTCTTCGAGTACGAGTACACCCGCTCGGGCGTGCGCTACGAGGCGCCGAGGGGTATGCACGACGACTGCGTGTGTGCGGCCGCAATGGCCTGGCACAAGTTCAGCCGCATGGGTCGCACGCCGATGCCGCGCATCGTGGGCGGAACCGCCGCCGTCAGAACTTCGCTCGAGCATGACGAATCAATGTGGGAGCCCGTTGGCAGGAGTACATGGTGAAACACACAGAGAACATCGTCGGCCTCCTCATCCTGCTCTTCGTGCTCGCGCTGGCGTCAGCCGCGATCGCCTGGGGCTTTGGCTTCAACTGCAGGCCGTTCATTGGCTTCGCGCTGGCGTTCGTCGTGCTGCTCGCGCCTTTGCTCTTCTCGCAGTTTAAGAAACCGGGAGCGACAAGCTAAGTCAGGAACAACCCCAGCAATTCCGCTGGGATTTAGAAAGGTGCCTTATGAATCAGAAGATTGAACTCGGCGACACGATCAAGCACAAGGTTTCGGGCTTCACCGGAGTCGTCACGGGCTATGTGACATACTTGCTCTCGCCCGATCGCGTGCAGGTCACGCCGAAGGCCAACGCGAACAACGAAGCACGAATCGAATGGCTGGATCTGACCGAGTGCGAAGTGATCGAGAAGAGCACTGTCAAGAAAGATTGAGTTGTCCCCAGTGCTTAACGGCGCGGGGACAAATTTACATGATCATTTACACGACCGAAGCCGGATATCTGACCGAACGCACTCCCGAAGAGGTTGCGAGTGGTCAGTGTGTCTGCTCAATCGAAGTGGTCGAGCAGATCTTTGAAGACGCGGCGATCGTGCTCATCGCGGCTCGCAAATGGCAGATCACACCGATCGAGGCGCGTAAGCAACTGATCGAGATGTTGGAGCGTGAGTCGTGATCGCGAACGCGTACACAACAACGGGTTTCGCGAATACCCATCGCCCGGTCACGATGGAATCGATTCTGCATGCCCTCAATGGGATCGAGAAGCAAGAAGAGAAAGTTCTCGTGGTGTGGAGCTTCGAAGGCTTCAAGAAGCTCATCAGCGGAATGGTGTTTACGCCTGACAAAGCAGCCCCCTATCGCAGCGTCCAGATCGTGGAGGATTCGACTAAGCCGCTGGGATACTTCAAACTCGAAACTAAGAAATCCGTGGAGCGCGAATCATGAACCTCATCCGCTCCATCGGTCAATCTGCCTTGGCCCTCGCCGTTCCCCCATCGGGCCGCAAGACGCGCGAGCAGTGGGTCGCGATGAACGTCACGCAGAGCGAGCTGCAGTCTTCGAAGTGGCAGATCAAACCCGGTCAGGAGTACATCGCCCGGCTCTTTGGCTGGGTCGCGACGTGCGCTGATAAGAACGCGACATTTCAGACGTCCGCAAAGATCAGGCTCTTTCGGTATGGCAAAGGAAAGCGCCTCTCTCCGAAGAGTCTCAAATCCCTTCAGATGTCGCGCAGTAAATCCAAGTACGCAACGGAAGAAGCGACCGAGGTATTTAGCTCCCCCGGCCTCGCTATCTTGGAGAAGCCTAACGACTTCGAGTCTGGCATCGACGCAAACTACTTGCGTCATTATGGTCGATGGGCCTGCGGAAACGCCTTCAACAATTGGACAGACGATCAGTGCTTTACGCTTCGTCCCCAATTCATGAACGTCATTCCCTCGCGGTCGGGCGAGATCATTTGGGGTTGGCGCTATGGCCGCGAGAGCGTGGCCGAGCGTGATCTGCCGCGCGACGAGGTGATGCACTTCAAGCACCGTGCATCGATCCACGATCCGTTCTGGGGCTATGGGCCGACCGCGAACTGCTATCAGCACGCGGATCTGATGCGCAGCGCCCTGAAGTCCGAGACCGATCGGTGGAACAACGATGGGCGGCCGCCGGCGTACGCGTCGCTGCCGAAAGAGATGACGGATGAGCAGTTCGACCTCGCGGTCAAGAAAATGCGCGATCAGGTGCGGGGCGTGCGCAACACCGGCAACTGGCTTTATGGTCAGGCGGTTGACGTCAAGATGCTGGGGTTCAGCCCGAAGGAGATGGAGTATCTCGCGGGACAGAACGTCAGCGAGCAGATGATCCTCGCGGCATTCGGCATTCCCAAAGCGATCTTCTACCCCAACGATGGAGCGCTGGCCGCTGCCCAGGCCGCCATGAGGTTCTACAACGAGATCACGATCTGGCCTGGCCTGTGTCGCGATGCCGATCAGCTCACCGAGCAACATCGCCGTGTGGGGCTCATTGCCGAGACAGAGTTCTATGCGTATGACGCAGTGGCCCAGGAGGACGAGGCGGCGGAGTCCACGATCCTGAAGACGCAGACCGATAGCGGTGTGCGTACGCTGAACGAGGCCCGCGCCTGTCTCGGGCTTGATCCATATCCCGACGAGTTCGGGGGCGACGTACCGCGCATCGCTGGGCAACCCGTGAGCCACGCACCCGCGATCGATGTTGCGGCGACCGACGCGAAGAAACCAGCGCTGCCCGGCAATGTGGACACCGCGGCGACCGATCAGGTGAACGCCGATACGACAACGGTTGACACAAGCTTGAACGGTGCACAGGTGACGTCACTCGCTGGGCTCGCCGCACAGGTCGCGGCAAACGAACTCCCGCTGGAAACGGCACGGGCAATCGCGCACGCCGCATTCCCCGCCATTGACGACGCGACGTTGAACGAGATCTTCAACCCGCTCAAGAACTTTGAACCGGCGAAGCCCGAGCCCGCGCCGGTCGCAGATGTTCCGCAGGCCTCAAAGCATCGCGCGTCGTGCTCATGCGGATCATGTCGCGCTGGCCGCAAGGACAAGATGCCGCCGAACCCGGACGTCGCGGCGAAGATGCAGATCGAAATCCAGCGGTGGCTCGCGGCGGTCACCCAGGACATCGGCGCGGGTTTCGCCGAGCTCACGGAAGCCCAGTACGCGGAACTCGAAAAGATCGTCTACCGCAACATGGCCGAGGCGTTTGCGACGGCCGTCAACATCGAGCGCCCGACGGATATGCCGCCACTCGCGCCGGTCGACGCGCTCGATGCCGTCAAGCAAGAGGGTGCACTCGTCATCGAGCAGATTGCGGGCAAGACCCAGGACGACATCAGGCAGGCGATTTCGATCGGGCTCGAAGAGGGCAAGACCTACGCGGACATCGCGAAAGACATTCAGGATTCAGGATACCCGGCGGTCAGGGCCGAGCGTATTGCACGCACCGAGAGCGCAAACGCCTCAAGCATGGGCACGCTCGCGGGCATGAAGGACGCGGGGATCAAGACCAAGAAGTGGTTCCTGGGCGGTGCACCATGTGCGATCTGCGAATACATCTACGCCAAGGTAGCGGCCAAAGGCGGCTCGATTCCGATCGATGAGCCGTTCGCCACGGCCGGCGAATTCCCCGGTATCGATCGCGACATCATGTATCCACCGGCGCACCCCAACTGCGTCTGTGATTTCGACTCAGGAGACACCAATGCCGATTAATGCAATGGCGGGCGTCATGTTCCAGGATGCACTTCGCTCGCGTCACGCTCAATACAAATGGGCCAAGGGCGGGGGCGTCGGCGCCATCGGCGTTTCTCAGACCCACTTGAAGCTCAAAGAGGCGGGGACCGACCGCGACATCATCGGCATCGCCACGACCGACGACGTGGACGAATCGAGCGAGGTCGTACTGCCCGAGGGCGCGGACCTGACGTATATCAACGCTACCCGTACGCTTTACGCCGATCACAGCTACGGGATCTCCCAGGTCGTGGGCTCGATCCGCTATGTGCGGCCGGCCGCGAACGGCAAGGGCTGGGAATTCCGCGCCGGTCTCTTCCATTCGATGCGGTCACCGTTGGCCGACGACTGCTACACGATCATCAAGCAAGGCGGCCAGCTCGGCGTCTCGATCGGCTTCGAGGCAACCGAGTGGGGAGACCTTGAGCTGGACGAGGCCAAGGCCTATCCGATGGCCCGGTCGATCGTCCGCAAATGGCGCTGGGTTGAACTCAGCCTGACGGCCATGCCCTGCAACGTCTCGTGCCGCGCGATCCTCGCGCCGTCCGAGGCCGAGCAGAAATCCATCACGCTCATCGAGTCGCTGGTCACCAAGGGCAAGATTCGACGCGAGTCGGCGATCGCCCTTGGGCTCACGCATCTCAATCGTGGTATACTTTCAGTGCCAGGGGCGAAAGCCCCGTTGGAAATCGATCTGCCGAAGCGTGTGCTTTCGGTAGAGTAAATCGCGGCTCGGAGCCTGCTCTGCTCGTCGATCGACGCTTTGTCCGTCCTTCCTCGACTCGGTAAGACCCTGACGAACTCGTCACAGTTGTCTTATCTCAGTCGAGGTCTCAAATGAAACTTAAGCAGCGGGTGCTGAACGCACTCAAGAAGCTCGGATACACGGGCGACGCTCAGCTTGTCAACGTCAAGAAGTGGTTGGAAGAGCAGGATTACCCGATCGATGTCATCAAGGTCGGCGACGTCGAGCACAAGATCGATGAGGTCTTTGCCCCGGCAACCAAGGCCCTCGAACTCACGGTCGAGGCCGAAGAGGCCGCGCCCGCCGGCACGAAGGCCCGCGGCAATGGCGGCGACAGCTCGCGCGAAACCAACAACGTCACGGCGGCCCTCGGTGCCGAAGATCTTGACATCAAGGTCATCGGCGATTACCGCGCGCAGTCGAAGGACAGCTACAACCATCGCGCGAAGTCCGGTCGCGTCCGCAAGGGCCAGAAGAACGTCGGCACGGTGTTCGCGAATGCGAATATGGCCGAGGCCTTCGGCGCTCTGCTCCGCATGACGCTGGCCGACATCAACCCATCGGTCAAAGGCATGTACGGTCAGGCTGCAGTCGATCGCGAGATCGTCAAGAAGACGATGGCGATTTTCCCCGAGACCGCCGGCGGCCTGCTCATTCCCCAGCAGTTCTCGAATGAGATCGTCCGGCTCGTCGAGGACTACGGCGTGTTCCGCGCGTCCGCAAAGTACGAGCCGATGACGAATCACACGCTCGACCTCTCACGGCGCACGGCTGGCGTGACCGGTGCTTGGACCAGCGAATCGGGTTCGCCCGCCGCGTCCAATCCCACTTACGACCAGATCAAGGTCACGACCGACAAGCGCATGACGCTCAGCAAGGTCACGAATGAATTGCTGAACGACACGCCGGTCAACATCGCCGATCAGATCGCTACCGAAGTCGCGCAGGACTTCTCGAATGCCGAGGATGACGCGGGCTTCAACGGAACCGGCGCTTCGACCTACGGCGGTTTCATCGGCCTGCTCTTCAAGTTCCGCCAGATCGTCGAGGCCGCGGGTGGCACATGGGGCGATGCCGATGGCGTGAAACAGGCGGGCATCGTGCTTGCCGCGGGTAACACCTTCGCCGAAATCTCGCTGCAGAACATCCTCGACATGATCGGCCGTCTGCCGAAATACGTCTGGAAGCGCGGTACTCCCAAGTTCTACTGCCACTCGCAGTTCTACTGGTCGGTCGTGGAGCGTCTGGGCATCGCGACTGACACCAACGCGAACATTCTCAACGGCGTTCCCTCGTTCCGATTCCGCGGCATCCCCGTCGAAGAAGTTCAGGTCATGCCCAACGTGGACGCGAACAGCCAGATCCCGCTCATCCTCGGCGACATTTCGATGGCCGCCAAGTTCGGCGAGGTCCGGGGCTCGATGCGAATCGATCGCTCCGAGCACGTCTACTGGGCAACCGACGAAATCGGATTCCGTGGCGTCGAGCGCGTTGGCATCAAGGTTCACGACGTCGGCAACTACCACGCGACCGCGGCCTCCCGCGTCGCCGGTCCTGTCGTCGCCCTCCTCACCACTGCCGCCTAATTCACATTCGCACAACAGAACTCCAAAGGAGTTTTTCCCATGCTTCATTTTCCGATTCCCAAGAAAGTCAGCATCACTCCGCCCGCCGCAATCATCGACAACGCGGCGGCGGCCACCGCCTCATTCAAGCGCGATGGCGCGGACTACGTGATCATCACGGCCTACATCGGCGCGATCGATATCGCGGCCGTCACGTTCAAGGTCCAGCACTCAGACACGGACTCCGGCTACACCGATATCACCGGCAGCGATCTGGTCGCAAACATCACTGCCACGGTTGATAACGGCTTCGTGAGCTGGTTCATCCGGCCCTCAAAGAAGTGGCTGGATGTCTCGATCACGCTCGGCGACGGCGCGGCCGGCACCTACATCGCGGTCTGGGCCGACCTCTACATGGACGAGACGCCCGACACGGACACCAAGCGCGGACTCATCGCCTCGGCGTTCCTGCAGCCTTAATCCCTTCGCCGCGGGGTGCAGGGATGCGCCCCGTGGTTTTTATGCGGCGTTTACCAGAGAACAAGAAGCGGGCGGCGCCCGCGCGTGTGAAGGACTCCGATGACACTACTCGCACCAAAACGGTTGAACTGCAAGGTTCTCAGCTACAACAACGGCGGGCTGGCGTTCCCGAGCGCCCCGATCACGGTGATCGCCGACGCCGAGGCAGTCTCGACTCCTGATGCAACGGACGTCACGATCCCGCTCGCCTGGGCGGACGCGCAGCATCAGTGGGTCAAGCTCGGCGATGACGTGGGGCGAATCTTGTTCCGCTGTCGTCGCGCGGCGACCTCGGCGATTACGACATCGCCCGTCATCAAGGTCTTCGGCGCGTACACCGATACCGATCCTGACCCGGTGACCAACGCGTTCCCGAACGACAACACGATCCCTTTCGATCGCCTGGACGGCATCAACTCCGCCGCTGGCCTCACGCTCACCTGTGTCGCCGCAACGGACTTGCGCGACGGCACCTACTCGTATTCGAACTGGCTCACCTACACGCATCCGATCAGCGGCATCAAGGGCGATCGCTTCGGTGCCCGTTGGATCTTCCCGATGGTCACGACACCCGCGAACATCGCCGGAACCGGCGTGATCATCGAGATGCTGGCAATTCCCAAGTTGTACCCAACCTCATGAGGTGATTCGTGGCTGTCATCTCAGTCGCAGAATACAAGGCATATGCCGGGATCTCCGGCACGACGTTCGACGCCGTGCTGGCCGTGCTCATCGCCTGCGGTCAGGAGCTGGCCGAGGACTGGCTGGGCTTTGCGTTCGACACCGGGACGAGGACCGAGCGATACAGCGGGCCGATCGATTCAAACAAGATCTACCTCAAGGGGTATCCGGTCACGAGCATCACGAGCGTCAAGCGCTATAGCTCGGTCAGCGCCTACGAGCTGGTCGATTCCACGACCTATACCTATGACGCGGCGAAGTCGATTCTCTATCTGCCGGGGACCGGACGCGGCATGGGCGTCATGGCCCGCGACGAATGGGGTCCGCTCGAAGATCAGGATCTGGGAGTCGGTCCCCGCTGGGTCGAGGGAACCAGCAACTATGAAATCGTGTACGTCAGCGGCTGGGCGTCGAACGCCATGCCCAACCGTGCGAAGTACGCGATGTACAAACTGATCGACGCGATGATGGCCGATCGCCGGGTTGATCCGACGATGAAATCTCAGTCGGTGCGCGATGCGAGTTACACGAAGTTCGATGCCTCGCCCACCGTTCAATCGATGATCCACCACATCTTCGCCTCATTCAAGTTGGGAGGCCCCTGATGTACTTCCCGACACCGACCTGGACGATGTCACAGACGGGCGAGATTCTCGCGCCGACTGTCACCCAGGTCAACAACGTCGATGTCCTGACCTATCCCGCGGCGGGCGCGGGTACCTCTACCCCTTGCTCGATTCAGGAGCGCAGCGGCGTCAACGCCTTGGCCTTCCAGCGGTTCGCGGGCCAGCGCGTGGCGGTCGGTTACTTCCCGCCCGAGCTGACGCTGGTCAAAGACTTTCGGGTCATCGTGACGGGCGACGGCTACCCATCGGCGGGCCGCGTCTATCAGGCGACTTCGCCACCCACCAACAGCGCGGGCACCGGCAGTTTCTGGATTGTCAATCTGGAGGCCGTCGAGTGAACTACCGCGTCACGACCAATCTGGATCTCGCGGCGATCAACGGCAAGGTCGAACGCGCGATCGGCACGGGGCTCGCCGCGTGCGGGACAGCCGTCAGGACCGATGCAAAGGCCAGCATGGGCTCGATGCACGGCGGGAAGCCATCGGCGCCCGGCTCGCCGCCCAATCGCCAGCAAGGGGCTCTCAGCCGTTCAATTTCCAGCGTGGTCGAGGGTCGAACTGCGCGCGTGGGCTCGAACCTCGCATATGCCCGCATCCAGGAGAAGGGCGGAACGATCCGGCCCCGCAACGGCCGCTTCCTGTGGGTGCCGATCAACGCCCGCGCGGGCGAGACACCGACGGCCGTCCGCAATGACAAGAAAAACTTCGCGTTCATCCCGCGCCGTGCCGGCGGCTGGTTTGTCGTCCGCAAGTCGAAGAGTGGACGCAAGACCAAACGCGGCTTGCTCTATGTGCTGATCCACGGCACGAACCTCGCGGCCCGCCCGTATCTCGCGCCTGCACTTGGCCGCGTCGCGCCCCGCATGAGCACGATCTTCGCCAAGGCCGCGGGCTCCAACTTCATGGCGGGGGTGACCCAGTGACCGCCAGTATCGGACTTTGTAACGCGATCATCGCGCGGCTCAACACCGACGAGACGATCAAGGCTCTGGTGCTCGGCGGCTTCCGTGAGTTCCGGGGACCCGCGCGGGGCGTGACGGTCGGCGCCGGCTATCCCTATGTCGTGGTCATGTGCGAGACGACGGGTGAACCGCGGCACGCAGGGCGCGGCGATGGATTCATGGCGACAGTCCGCGTCACGGTCGTCGACGAGGTCGCCAACGGCGTGGCCCGCATCGAAGCGATCATCGCGCGAATCTTCGGCGACGCCAGTCTCACGCTCTCGCTTGGCGGCGTGCCAAGTTATGGCCTGCATCGTCACATGATCGAAATCGACGGCGCGACCGGCCTGGGCTGGAAAGGCTCGCAGCTTGTCTGCCAGGGCGGCGGCTATTCGATCGACGAGGATGAACTGTTTTTGTCACACACGACCACGTTTGAAGTAGCGATTAGCCGCTTCCCAACTTGAGGATTTTCACATGGGTCAGCAACTTGAAGGCATCGAATTCTCACTCGCGACGGTCACGGCGGCCACTGATCTCGCGACCATGCTCCATCCAACCACGGGCTCGGTCTGTCCCTACACGTTCACGATCGATGCGAACTCCGATATCTTCGACGTCACGGGCCAGGGCGACACGGCCAAACGCCAGCGCTCGGGACTCGGCCAGTGGACGGCGCGGGCACAAGCATGGTTCCCGCGTGCCACGAAGTTGCTGGGCAACAACGGCGATATCACGTGGAGCGATGCGACGGACATCAAGTGGATTCAGGGTTACAGCCTGAACGTCGAGACCGATCAGGTGCACGACATCAGCAGTCAGGACCAGGCGAATAAGAACTTCAAGTATTTCCGCCCCTCAAAGCTCGTGAAGTTCGGCGGCGATATCGACGCGATGTATGACTCGGCGACGGCCGCGATCATCCCGGTCAACGCATCGACGGCCATCTCGGCCTATCCGACCGCGACGTTCAAGCTCACGGAAGACGGCGCGGCGGACCCCACGCTGGCCGGTGCCGTCATCCTCAACCAGCTCTCGCACAACGCGGTTCAGAACTCGACGCTCCAGCAGCTCAAGTACAGCTTCACGGGCGATGGTGTGCTGACCGCCACGAGCGGAACGGGCGGCATCGTCGCGGTGTTCCCGGCGGGCGCCGTCGACCAGCCTGACTGGGACACGACGGGCGATGGAAACCCGGACGTGGCAATCACGTTCACGGCCAAGAGCGGCGGCCTGACGTTCAGCGGGTTCTGTTTCTGGCGGCGCGTCGGCATCGTCTGCCCGATCTCGGGCCTGATCGGGATCTCGATTGAGCTGCAGGGCACGGGCGTCTACTCGATCACCTAAAGGAGCGGCGTGGGCGATAGCGCGAACAAAGTCGGCGAGGTCTATGTCGAGATCAAAGCGACTGGCGGTGACAACATCGCCAAAGAGGTTCAGCGCGGACAGGCGAAGGCCGAGCAACAGGCACATAGTGGCGGCGGTCTCCCTGCTCTCGGAGGTGGTTCTGGCGGGGCCGCTGGTTTGCTTCGTCGAGCGGCGATGACGGCCGGCGGCGGCGGTGTCGATGCGAGTGGCGGCGCACTGCACGATGTTCAACAGTGGGCGTCAGCTCTCGGAAATGTCGAGAAGGAACTTGGGAAAATCCCAGCAGCAGCGAACGCCGCGTCAAAGAGCACTTCCCTATTCAGTTCAACTGTGATCCAAGCGCTGTCAAAGGCTGGCACGCTCGTCGGAATTCCAAGCCACTTAAGCACTGGATTGCTCCGACTAATTCCGGCGGCGGCTGGGGCAACAGCGGCAATCACTGCAGTCGTAGGGGCGATCGGATTTGGTGTTTACAAATGGATTGAGGCCAAGAAGGCGTTGAAGGAAGCCGAGGAAGAGATCCAGAGAACGCGGTTGGCATGGAATCAATTCACAAAGGATCTGGTAACGCCGCCGGGTGAGTTGGAAAAAACGTTCAGTCTCATCGACGCAGAAGCCAACAAGACAATCGCTTCTATACACGAGACGATGGAGAAAAAGAAGAGCATCTTCAATAGCTATGCGCGCGCGTATGAAGAGTATCTGAACGACGAGGCGCGGATTCTCAATCAGGCTGAAGGGACGAAACGCGCAATCGTTCGGAAATCAGATCAGGAAAGACTCAAGGAATCCATCAAGGCTTCTGAACAAGAGGCTATTGCACGATGGGCAACCGTAAACGAGGTTGTCGCCAAAGAGCGTCAGGCGCGCGAGGCACGGATCAAGGAAGTCGAGAAGGCCGAGCAGGACGCGGTTATCGCGGAACTCGAAGGCGTCACGAGGCTTCAGAAGGAAAAGGAAATAGCTATCGATGCTCTGTCTAAGAAACGAGCTGATGCTTTGGAAATCGGCAATTACGAGGAGGCCGAATATCTCGCTCGCGAAATCGCGGCGGCGACCAAGGTGGCGGACATAAAGATCGGCATTGCACAAAGGGAAGAAGACGAGAAGGCACGCATCAAGGTTGAATCCGCTCGCCGCGCAGCTCAGGAGGCAGAGCAGGCCATGGAAGATGTTCGGCGCTCATCGAATCAATCGATCTTCGCAAACTCATTCGGCGGTCAATCTGCATCCCTTCAAGAACTCACAAGCCTTGTGCGCGATGCAGTGGAAGCCATTAGGAGAAACAACTAATGGCCCTGCTCAGTGTCAAACTTGGCGGCGAGTCGATCGTCGATTCTGGAAGTGGCGTGATCCGCATCACTCAGGAATGGGTATCGACCTACTACAGCAAGGAAGCGTGTGCGGCCGACGCACGCCTGCCGAAGAAGGGCACACAGCATCCGAACTATCAGGGGGTCGTCGTCGACTCCGTGGCGTTCGGCAAGGAATCTGACGGCGCGATCACCCCGACCGTTCTTTACTCGAATGACCGCTCGTTTGAAATTGTCCAGAACACTAGAGCGACGATCAGCACCAAGGCGCGACCGGGGCAGAGCATAAAGCAAGTACAGGTCTACATCCCGGGATTTGTATTGGCCGAGAAGATGGTGCCGACCGGAAACGTTCAATCCCTCACAGAGTTCTGGGATGAACTTCCGCCCGGCGCGACACACCTTACCGAAAATAGACCATTCCTCACGCTCACAGTCATCGTGCCCGCGATCACCGCTCAGCAACAAGCCCAAATTATTTCGCAAATTAACAAGGTCCATCTTCTAACTGGACCATTCGGTGGAAATCTCAAGTACGAGTTTTACCCACCATCGAGCTTTCCAGAGGATGCGACTCGCGATCGGATTACTTATTACTGGTTACACGATCCGGGGACACCCGCAACGCAAAGCTCCAACCAGGTCTTTGCCTACCCACCCGTCATTCCAAATAGCGGCGGGCTGATGCGAAAGCCGTTTCACCGATTCATCGTGCGTAACGGTGTTGGTACCGACGCCGATGAGCATCCATTTCCTCCGACGTTCTATCAGGAGCCCTTCGCGTTTGAGGAGCTTGGTGGAATCAACTATCTCGATCATTGGCAGATTCTGCCGGGGATTGTGCCATGACACCAGCAACGCATTATGACGGCGTGGTGGTGAGTGTTCAGGGTCAGAATCCGGGACCGGGTAGCGGAATTACCTATACGGTCGCAATCAATATGGGCTCTGGTTCACCACGCGAGATCGCGGGAGTAACGCCGAGTGACCGGATGCTTCCTGATGAAATTTGGACTATCGCGGCATCGCCGGGAAAGCCTGTGCAGTGCTTTGACATCGCTGGGACCCTGATCTTCCTCATCAAAGAAACTTTCGCTTGGACTGCGAGCTGTGACGAACCATGAAACCACAGAGCAAACAATTCATCGGCGTCAATCTCAAGAACGTGCAGTGCGGCATGGACTACACGGCCCGCCGTTGCGTCTATGACACAAAGGACGACGACCTTGTGAGCGTCACGGCCACGCCCGGCGCACAGACCTGGGACACGGGCGTCATCACGATCAAGGGATCGAACAACCCGGATGCGCCCGCCTCATCGTGGATCGCGCTCTCGGGCGTCTCGACGATCACCGCGTCATCGCCCGCGCTCGAGATGTTCGCGCCGGGATTTCGCTATATCGCGCCGTTCATCACGACGGCGAACAGCGTCGATTCATTCATCAATCTTGATTTTGCAGGGAGAAATTAACAATGGCTAATGCCTATCACGTTCCGGGCTCTACTTCGATGGCGGCCGCCGCATGGGATGACGGTATCGGATTCGCGCAGGATGCGACGCTCATCTTCGATGCTCCGCACGGCGAGAATCAGGACGTTAATCTGTTCTGCGATCAGTCGGCGCTCCCCCAGGTCACGTCGCTCGATTTTCAGCCGACGTTCAGCGGATCGATCGGGACTACCGCCAACCCGCTGAAGACCGGGGCCAAGACCCGCATTCAGAACGCGGCGATGGGCGGCATTCTGAGTTTGATGGCGGCCTGTATCGCTGGCACGGGCGCGGCCAACACCATCGCCCTGTTTATTCAATCAGGCACGGGCCGAACCGATCTGCTCGGGGGAACCGTCACCGAAGTCCAGCAGGGCGCGGGCGTCATCAACGTGAACTCCTCGACGGTTGTCACGACCGTCAATCACTCGGGGGGCACCGCGACCTACGAGTACAACGCGACGCCGATCACGACGCTCACGGCCCAGACCGGCATGATCATCTTGAAGCGTCAGGTAACGACGCTCGTGAATCACAGCGCTCTGATCATCTACGACACGGTGCTCAACTGCACGAACTTCACGGACGGGCCTACGGCGGTCACCGATTGGCGCGGCGGCAATATCGCGACGGGCAACATGGCCGGAACGTTCACGGTTGAAAACGCTACCCGCGCCTGCACCATCGGCTCGACGGCCTTCCGCCCGTGGGCGAGTGCCAAGATCAATCGAAATACACAGGCGGGTGTCGCCGTCACGTTCAGCAATGAAACACCGATCGCCGGCGGCCCGCGAACGGCCGCGATCGGATCCGTGGTCGGCGCGTGAGCTCGATCTTGACCAAGGCCGGAAAGGTGATGATCCGCGGCGGTCGGGTCATCGTGAATACCGCGGCGTGCATCGCGCGGTGCTGTCGTCGCTGTCCGGGTCCGGTGCTGCGCCGCAAGTGCGATCGGTTCTGTCCTCAGTGTCCGACGGACCAGATCCCGCAAGGGTTCTACCGCATCGACTTGAACGCGTTTGTCTCGCCCGGTGTCACCTGGGCCCAGTGGATTGCACAGAACGATGCGCAGCTCACGCCCTGCCGCCTCATCCGATTCGGGACCGACCCCGAGGCGTGCTACGTTCTGGACCGCAATTGCTCCCGGTGCTTCGTGCCGGCCGGCTGCCCCTATGTGTTCAACTACGGGGCGCTGCCGGTCGCGACGTTCCAGAATCCGACGCTTGCCACCTGTCAACAGTGCCTCGCGTGCGAAGAGTGCTGCGACACGGCGATCATCAACGATTGTTATCACCAGTTCTGCCGACACTGTGGATCGACCTACAACACGCAGTCGTCTGGCACCGGTACTTCGAGCTCGATTCAGTACGACACGACGGGCGGCATCCAGCGCGGCGAGATCTCGAATACGACGGTCACCCGCGACTACACGGCAAACTCGACGCACGTCTGTACCGAGGACGATGGGACATGCAACCACTCGACGATGGTCTGGAAATGGAATGGCACGACGCGCGTGCAGGTCAGCGTCCACCAGCTCACGGGCATGAACTTCGAGGGCGAGGCCTCGGCCAGCCACAATAGCGACAACCCGAACAATCCGGACGCTATCTATGTGTCTCAATATCCGTCACATTGCGGACACGCGACGCTGCTCAGAAATGCGATCTTTGCCCAGATGGCGACGGGCATCGCGACGGTGCTGGCGAACACCTCGCGCGATGCGATACTGCGCCTGATGCCGGTCGGCACGATCGGCGATATCGGGCTGGGAACTGGCGACTTCAGTCGGTGTTCAAACACAGTCTTTCAACAGAGCGGCGGGCCGTTCGAAGGCGAGTATCTGAACGAAGTGACTTACACCTGGAGCGTCGCGATATCCCAGACCGGGGCGAGCTTCACGTTCACGTATGACAACAAGCGATTCGTCAAGCCCTTCACGAACATCCATCGCGCGCTGCAGGTCTGGGGGCATGGAACGCACTCAGGCAGCTTCTCGATCAACCGCATCGATCCGTGCGCACCGGGCGCGGTCGCCAACTGCCCGGATCTTCTCGCCCGCGCCTGTGGCTCGCGCGAGGTCGGGACCGGCGGCGTCGGGCCCTCGGGACTCGCCGGAGATCTGCTATGAGCTGTTGCAACGGCGATTGCCCGATCAGTCAGCGGGAGGTCGCGGCCATGTGCTGGGCGTGTCCCGATGCCCTGCACGATCGCGCGGCGAAAGTCACGCTCTGCACGATCGATCTGCAGCCAGTCGTCGGCCGCCGCGGGTGTCCGCGCGAGAAGTTCACGGACGACACAGGCATCACCAGCGTGCTCGATGGCGAGATCAAGATCTATCGAGTTCCGTACTGGACCAGGTTGCTGATCTGGGCCTTCAACTGGAAGCATCACAGACCATCGAGCTACGACGGTTGCGGCTGTCCGCGCTCGACGCGCGATTTGTGGGAGCGGTTTAAGGCCGAGTGGAAGGCGCTGGATCGAGGTTCCGCCCGAGGATCAGCACAAGGCGTTCCATGAATCGCTTTAGTTCCGTTCTGAAAGGAGGACTTATGTCCTTTAGATCCATTCGATTTGTTGAGATTCTTATCGTGCTCGCGTCCACAGCCCTGACCATCGTCATGCTCGGGTGCAACGGTCCTCCCACTGCCTCTCAGATCAAGATTGGCAACGACACGGCCGAACTGCCTAAAGCGGGTCACTACAACGCCAAATATGAGTACACGAACGCCAAGACCGGCGAGCATCGATTGCTCGAGATCAAGGATGCAACGGTGGACCCGGCGGCCGCGCTGCAGGCGAATGTCGAGGTCGAGGCCAAGCGATGGGATGCGTTCAAGTCGCTGACCGATCGCATCAGCATTCCGGGCGTCACGACTACGGCACCCGCCGCGCCCAGCACTGGCCCCCCCAAGTAAATCGGACCTCACGATTCCGCACACTCGCGATCTAACGGCCGCGAGCGTGTTTTCAAAGGGAGGCTCCAACACATGGCTCGTCGCTTCACGTCTTTCATCCTCATCGTCCTCGTGGTCCTCGTCGCATTCTTCGTGCTCTTCGCGGTGTTCGTCGCGCCAAAGCCCGCCGCCGCCTCGCCGCCGACCACGGTCACGACCGTCGCCTCGCGGCCGCCCGGACATATCGAACTGCTCTTTGCCTGTGGCGCGGGCGCGGATCTGGAAAACCTTGGTTCAAACTATCAGGTGCGGACCGAGGGCTGGGTCGCGGCCGCCCGCAAAACATTCATCCCGCGCCTCACTCAGTTCTACGGCGGACGAGCGCCAGCCGGAACCCACGTGTTTTTCCATCTGCCGTTCGGTCGATCGCAGACCGCGGCGGGCGACGACGCGGAAATGCCGTTCGATGGTGTTGAGCGGGCGAAGGACATGGGATTCGACAAGCTGGCAGATACCAAGGCCTACAGCCAGGTGCTGCGCGTGCTTCAAATGCAATGCGGGGTCAAGCCCTGTTCGTATTTCGGGACGGTCGATCACGGGCATCAGGCGCAATGGGCGGCGATGACACCGACGGAATTCGCGGAACGCGTCGAGGCCGAACTCGCGCCGTATCTCTCGGTCCCGGACTTCACGCCATATCTGGACGCGGGCGCCGTGATGGGCCCGACCTCGAATAGCTGGCAGGTGCGGTGCATCGCCAAGCGCATGGGGTTCGCCCGATTCGGCAGCGAGCCCACGCCGTCGATCGACGCGCCGCAGTGGGCGGCGGATCCCGAATGTGATTTCATTATCACCAGCGAGTTGTTCGACGGCAGCGGTCAGGAGTGGCGGATCCCGCTCAACCAGATCAAGGGCCAGGTCTTCATCCTCGAAAATTCTCCGCGTAGCGACGAGTGGAAGATCGCGCGATGCCGCGAGGGCTGGATCGTGCTCGTAGGCGGCTATCAGATCACGAAGACCGCGGCGCAGTGGACCGGGCTGATCAATGCGACGGTTGACACCGCGCCAAAGGAGTAAGCGATGCTGTTGGCCGAAGCTGAGACCTCGTATGTTGGATATGGAAGCATCGGAGCGCTGATCGTCGTCGTCGGCATGTTCCTGACCGCGCTGAAGTTCCTCATCGACAAGTTCGTGGACTCTCATAGCAAGACCGTGGATTCGATCGCCGAGGTCAGCAAGAGCTGTCATGATTTCCAAGAGGGCATGGCAAAGAAGAACGGCGAGATCATGGAAAAGGTCTCGACCGCGCTGAACCAGAATACGACGGCGCTGGCGATCAACACGCGTGCGATCGAGAAATCCGTGAGAGACGATAAGTGACAGAGACCCAGCTAGCTCCGGGGTTCACCGCGGTGTCAAAATGCGACACGCACAACTACGCCGCGCTCTTCGCCCTGATCTTGCCGCTAATTCGCGAGACTGCGCGGAAACTCGGATACGCGATCGCCCTTCACGGTTCGATGCGCCGGGATCTTGATCTCATCGCCGTCCCCTGGGTAGACGACGCGGTTGCCCCCGAGGTCTTGGTTCAGATGCTGATTCAGGAACTCGGCGGCAAGTGCCCGGACATGCACAAGTTCAAAGAGGGTGACACGGTTGGAATGCCGATGGTCAAGCCACACGGCCGGCACGCGTACTCGATTCAACTGAACGACTATGCGTGCTGGATCGACCTGAGCATCACGTCGCGAGCATCATCATGATCGCCTCTCTCCTGAGATTCGGCTCGGCCGTGATGAAGTTGCCGACCTCGGGATCCGTCGGCCAGGTCCTGAGCTGGGCGGCAAGCGGCGTGCTCGCATGGCTCAACATTCCGATCGTGATCTATGCGCAGCGGGTGAACACGACGGCGACCGGGACCGGCGATCAAGTTCTATTGACGATCCCGATCGATCCCAACACACTGAGCACCAACCGCGGGCTTCGGATCAAGGCGGGGATGCGGCACACCACCGGATCGTCCAGCACCTTCACGGGCGTCAAATTCGGCGGCACGCGGCTCGATGCAAATACGGGCGTCGTGACACTCAACTGGATTGAAGAGGTTGATCTCTGGGGCGATGGTGCGACAAACGCCCAGCGATATCAGGTGCACACAAAGTCGTTCACGACCGGGACCGTCACGCATCTATGCGGGCGCGGGGCACCGGCGATCGATCAAACCACTTCGAAGGATCTCGTGTTCTATTGCAATATGGCGACGGGCTCGGACGTATGCACCTGCGACTGGGTGACAGTGGAGTTGATTTACAAATGAGTGACGAACCCAAAGAGCGTCTTGAGTTCCAGATGACCGAGCAGGAACTCGACAGGCTTCGAGCGCTGAAGCTCGCGGTCGAAAACACGACGGGCGTCGAGAAGCTCGATGCGCAGGACGCGGTTGTCTACTTCTGGGCCGAGCTCTCCGGCAGCTACCGGTTCAACACGTTCACGGTCGTCCATCCGATCGAAGATCAGCCCGAAACGTTTTTCACCGCCGAAGAGCCGTGACACCGATATGATCACTCTGTGCGGTAGAGGAGCCTGGTTCAATGGCAAAGGCAATTCACAGACTCATACCAGCAACTTGCAAGCATTGCGGAATAGTCTTTCAGGCAAAGGCGTCTCTCGTGAAACGCGGCGTCGGGGGAAACTTCTGTACCGCTTTGTGTGCGGCTAAATCTCAAAAGAGGCTCGGCGTCTTTGTCGCCCCTGTCGCGTCGAAGGCTGAAAAGTTGCGGGCGAACGGTCTTATCAATATGCGAATTCGTCGTGGGAAATTAGTCCGACCAACCGTGTGTTCCGAATGCTCGATTGTGTGCAAGACGGTGGCTCACCATGAGGATTACAGCAAGCCCGATGAAGTAGAGTGGTTATGCAGGCGATGTCACGGAAAGCGACACGTCTTGCCCCAGCCGGTGGAGAGCGCAAGCAAAGCCGCTCGCGCACGTCCATCTCGATTACGTCTCCTCAAAGAGACCGGTTCCAACTGAAAGTCGGCCCCGCGCCGGGACATGCTTGCGTGTCTAGGTTGGGCTGCGCCATACGCCTAACCTTGACCTTCCACGGAGGAGGCGGGCAATGAGCGAACTACGAGTCTGGGGACCGCTTCGGAACGGCAAATATTGGCAGATGAAATGGGTCACGCCCGAGGGTGTCATTCGCACGAAATCACTCGGCGCCATGGCGAAATTGAGCAGGGCACGGGCGCGGGCGGTCGTCATCGATTATGCGAGCAGGCTGCGCAGCGACTCGCAGGCGATCGAACACAAGGCCATGACCTTCCGCGATCTGGGCGAGCGCATGGAGGCCGCGTACTCGTCGGCCGCGACTGGCACGATCCGGCTCCAAGACACAGTGATGCGCTCGCTCGTCGAGTTCTTTGGCGCCGGTGCCCGCATCGACGCGATTTCCCGCACCCGCGCCGACGAATGGGAGGCCAGCGTAAGCCGTCGCCTAGGCATCCGCGGCAAGCCCCTGTCAGAGTTCACCATCAGGCGATACAACGCGATTGCCAAGAAGTTCTGCAACTGGGCGATCGATCGGGGGTATCTCTCGCGCAATCCGTTCAAGGCGCTCAAGAGCGGGCCGCTTCGGGTTGACAAAGAAGTTCCATACATCACGGACGCGACGTTCAGACAGCTCGTGAAGCACGCGGGCGTCCGCGCCAAGCAACACCCGATACTCCTGCAACTCTGTCGCTGGGCTGGCCTGAGACTGAACGAGTGCTTCCCCGATCGCCTGCCGTGGACCGCGATCGACTTTGAACGCCGGATCATCAACCTCAAGGGCAAGGACAGACACGGCACGCGCAAGCGCTCGACCAAGCACGGGGCCAGGACAATCCCGATCAGGCCGGAGCTCTACGACGCACTTCTCGCGGCCTACGAGTCGGCCCCTGTGGGCTCGTCCGGCCCGTGTGACAATCTCAGCTACGACCGATGCGGACGCAACACGCGGGCAGCAATCAGGCGTGCAGGGGTCGTCTGGAATGGCGACCCGCACCATTCTCTCCGCGCAAGCTGCGAGCGCGACTGGGTGGACGCCGGCCACTCGATACCGGACATTGCCCGCGCCATGGGCCACGATCCCAAGGTGATGATGATGCACTACTTGAGGGACAGCGAGAAGTTCTTCACCGCCATATCCCGCGACCCTAACAAAGAGGCGGGCATAGACTTGGGCAAAGACAAGCCGCAAAACTTCCCAAATCCATCCCCAAAAAAGTCAAAAGCTCGAAAAACCCCTTAAGTCCCGGTAGCTCAGTTGGATAGAGCGGCGGTTTCCTAAACTGACTGACACCGCGCGGGCTAATTGCGAAATACGGCGGGTTTCTGCATGGATTTTGCCACTATTTCCGGTCTAGATTGGGACCAGAATAGGGCCGCTCAAGTTGCGGAATTGGTACTGTCATGCACAATTTCATTCCCAATTTCGCGTCGTCCGATTCGTCGTCGGTGTTAGGGTGTCACTCCGAGGGACCGCCACAGATATCGCAACAGCATTTGTTATGTGCCGGCGGGTAATAGATATCGCGCCGCACCCCTTTGATTTCACCAGCGACCGCAAAGGGCTCGTCAATGTGTATCGAACCTCCCCGCGCCTCGACCTTCGCCGCGATGTATTGACACATCACGCAGGGACTGCCGCCGACGAGCCACTGCTTTGATCTGCAGCCAGAAGCCCTCATTGATTCGAGGTTCTCTATCGACGAGGCCCGTGCTGATTCTGTGCAGGCGATCGAAAACGCCTTCTCTGGGGGAATGCCCAGCTTCTCGATCGCGTGACCAAGCGACTCATACGTCAGGCCCTCATCGAAACTCAGTGCGAGCGCGGCGCGGATTGCACT